ATTTATTACATTATCATCTTCATCGTTATAATCATCTACATTATATATTCCTATTGGTATCATTTCAAAGCTACTATCATTTGCAGATAAACTTTTTATTGGTATTCCATTTAATGTTCCTACTAACATTGAATTTACTTCTGCTACTGTTAACGCATTGTTTATTAGTATTCCATATTCTATTTTTATTACTTTTGGATTACTTGGAATTTTATCTTTGTATAATTGCAATTCGATGTATTGTGATGGTACACTTCCTAAAACTAATTCTTCATCAAATACATCTCCATCTTTTTTAAAATCTAGTATATAATCTGGATTTATTAATTCATCATCTATATATATATTCATTACGCATTGTACATTTTCATAAATATTTTCTTTCCATTTTGTACTTGTTTGATACATTTTTACCTCCTATTTAGGCAAATTAAAAACATCAGAATTAATCTGATGTTTTTTTATTTATTTATAAGCTTAAAATTAAATGTGGACTTCTTGTCAAAATATGAATTGCATGCAATTTGAAGTATCAAATTTTCTGGCTTATCTATTTGAATATTCCTAAAATGAAGAAATCCAGTTTTTGATCCTCCATTCATTAAAGTTGCACTATCTAAATGTACACCACCCCATGCGTCATAATAAAATGTCGGTTCCTTTAATTCTTCACCATTTCCATTTATCAATCTAACATTTTTTGATATACTTTTCTCTTCACCACTTGTATTAGTATATGTCAAAAAAATAGCAATCCATTGTGCATCATCAACTGCTACATATCCTCCTAAGCTATCCCCTTTTTTCTTTGTTTTAAAATTTTCTAATTTTACTGAAAAATCCCCTAAATTAATAGTATCTCCTATATAATAAGTATTAGAAACATCTGAAATTTTTTCATAATCTACTTTTGATGTATCTACTATATAATAAATAACTATAAATACTATTGAACAGAATATAATAGCAATTAATGTTCCTCCATTTTGATTTTTCATATTACCCCTTCTTTCTTATAATATAAAAGAGTATAACACTATTCTTATGTCAAATTTTGTCAAAAATTGTCGAAAAGATAGAATTTTTATATTTTATTGTCCTACTATTTTTTTACTCTGTATTATATTAAATGATAAATCACACCATGTCGCTCCATTTTCTTTATTTTGTTGCATATTTATTGATACTTGGCTTACATATGCTTGACATTCCATTATTCCATTAGAAGCAAACAAAGGACTTTTTACTCTTATAAAGAGTGGATAATTGTTAATCATTGACAATATTGCCTCTGCTTCATTCTCCGTTAAATAATTAAAAGTAAAACTTCCTTTAAACCATTTCTTACTTACTATATTTCTAATAAGATTTCCTGTTGTTAAACTTCTATAAGAGTTTTTGTCTAAATCTTCCCAACTTATTTTATAAGAAGAAGGAGTTTTCATTTTTATATAACTTCCACTTGAAGTTGCTTTTGCTTCCCATAACATTATGCAAACACACTCCTTCCATATTGTCTATTTTTTGACCTAATATAGTCTATTGAAGCTTGTCCGACATCTCTTACTGTTGTATATGGATTTATTTCTATATTCTCAACTTTTTCAATTAAAGTTTGAAGTAAACTATTTGTTTCTTCATTTCCATTTCCAAAATATTCTTGTGAATTGAATTTTTTTGGAATAACCGCTTCTCCTTCATGTATATAGGCAAGCTGGTCCTCTGGCACATAATTTGTTCCAACTGCTAATTTTGGCACAAATCTAGGAATGCTTACATAAGATTTTTTACTTATATTTACACCTGGTAACATATTTATAACTGAAGCTATTCCATTTAATCCATCTACTACTCTATTTACTAAGTATTCAATTGCACTAACAACGAAGTTTACTAATTTAGTCACTGCTCTTATTACATTATCTACAAAGTTATTTATTGCAGGTCCTAAATCATTTATAAAATTTAATATTGACCTTAAAACACTATCTACTAAATCTTTTGCTGTATTTAATATTTTTACTATTACATCTCCAACTGTTGAAATTACTTTTGAAATACCATTAAATATTTTTTCAAATAATCTTCCAACAGAATCAATTATTGGTGGCAATGTATCTCCTAAGGCATATATAATATTTGTAATTAACTTTCCTATTGTTTCTAATATTGATTTAATTGATGGTGCTACATTATTGATAAATTTTCCTAAAGCTTCTAAAATTACAGGTATTGTTTGTGACATAACAATCAATAAAGCAGTAACCCCTGCCACTACTATTGAAAATGGAACTAATCCTGCTGTCATTGCTGGTCCTAACAATGCTATTGCTCCCATCAATATAATTAATGTTCCAAATATACTTGCCATTAATCCTGCTACTTCTCCTACTGTTAATCCACTTTTGCTAAAAACATCTAATAATTTTGTTACTGTTGTAATTACTATTGCAAATCCACCTAATATTACTGCTGCCCCTGCAATTCCTTGCCAGTCCATTAAATTGGTTGCTGCCGCTACTATTGTGAAAGCAACTGCTAATTCTCCTAATACTGAACCAAGTAAAATTGCTACATCACTTAATGATAATCCACTTTCTGAAAATACTTTTATTAATCCAGTAACCTGATTTATTACTAATGCTATTCCGCCTAATATTGCTATTGCTTCTGTTGCTTTTCCTATTCCATTAAATAATCCTGTAAAATCTCCTGTAAATCCTTTTAATATGTTCGAACTCTTTTTTAATGAAGAAAATAATTTTATAATTGATGAAATTATTTTGAAACCTAATAAAGCCCCTACTATAACACCTATTCCTATCACTATAGGTTTCCAGTTTTCTTTTAACCATTTGCCAAAATTTTTTATTTTTTCTGCCCAATCTGTATCTATTTCCACATCATTAAAAGCATCTGCCCATCCACTTCCTACTCCTGCATTTCCTACATCTGATGTTGTATCTAAATTATTTAATTCGTCAAATCCAGCTAATGCTTTATTTAAGGCTTTCGCACTTTTAGTCGTTCCTCCTAATGATTTAGAAGTTGCTTTTGCTAGCAAATCAACTCCAGTTAATGCTTTAATAAATATATTTATGTATTTAACTCCTTTTAATAAAATATTTACTATTCCAGAAATAATTGGTTCTAGTATAGCTCCTAATCCTATCCATACAGCTTGCATTTTATTAGCAAGTGTTGTATCTTGTGCCATATAAGCTGAACTTGCCCTACTCAATAAAGAATATATACTTCTTATACTAAATAAAGACAAAGCAAATCGCTTTATCTTTGATACCGTTTTTTCTATTCCATTTTGTAAAGAATTAAATGCTGTTCTTCCTTTTGAACTACTTTCATCCTCTTTTTGAATTAATCTATCATATTCAATATTTAATTTTGCAAGTTTTGCTCTTGTTTCAACTATTTCTTTTGTTGATAAGTGCATTTTACCTGCATTTTGTAGTTTTTCTTCTAATTCACTTATTTTATATTTTAATAAATCTATTTCTGCATCTTCTACATCTATATCTATATTAATTGACTCGCTTTTTACATTACCAAAATTTCTTTTTATTTTATTAATACACTCATTAAATCTATTTGTAATTGGTTCTACTTTTGATGTACTTTCTTCAATTGTTTTAGTTATATTTTCTATACTAGCTGTATCTACTTTAGGCGTCTGTATATTATTTATCTTAGAAAACTTCCCTAATTCTGTTCTCGCACCTTTTATTTTTACAATGTAATCATCTAAAGGCTTATTATTTATTTTCATACCGCTAATATCGTTAGGATCAAATGTACTATCTATTTGTTTTTTAATTTGATTTATCTTTTTATCAAAACTTCCTGTTATTAAGTCTAATTCTATTCCATATTTTTCATTCATTTGATATATCCTTTCTGCCTTGCCCACTTCTCTTTTAAGAAATCAGGCATTGTTATTTTAAATTTTGGTTTTGCTAGCTCTGGATTAGCTATTTCAGGACTATCTGGATATTTACTCATCATTTGACACAAATTTCCTTGCTTCCATAATCTATAGCTTAATCCCTCTTTTCGTTGTTCTAAAGTCTTCTTTAATTCATAAATTGTCATACTATACATTTGTTCATACAATAAATCAAATTTTAATAATTCATCGTAGAGAAACTCAATATATTTTGTTGTTGAAGTTTTCTCTACCTCTTGGCGTTTTTTCTTTCTTTTACCATTTCTGCTTTTTCTTCTGATGTCATATTGTTAATTTTTTCTCTTTCTATTCTTATATTTCCTAAATCTTCTTTTGAAATCACACCTGATACTACTAATGTCTCATATACTATTTTGTCTAGTATTGTAGCTATTGTATATCCCGCATCTACTAATTCATCATAAAAATCATAAGCCATATTTTTTGTAAATGTTTCTCCTGATCCTGCTCTCATATATTGTAATAATGCAACAATTGATGTTACAGAACAGTGTTGTACAAAATCTAGTAATGTACAGTTATATGTTTTTTCTATCTTTTCACAATCACTTGAGATTAATCTCATATTTATTTCTTTATCGTTTAATACAAATGTAAAATTTTTCATTTTTAATTCCTCCTTATATTAAAAAAGAAGGCAACAAGTATATTTCTTGCTACCTTTATCTTATTCTCCTGTTGGTATTGTTCTTACTGGTTCGTCAATTGGTGTCAATGTCATTTTAAATCCTTCTAAATCTCCTGAACTTCCACCATTTATTGTTGTTTTTACATCACTTCTAAATGATACTGTTATTCCAGAACCATAAGTTAATTTCCAATATGCTACTGTTCCATCATCTTCTAAATCACTTACTAATTTTATATTTGATGTTGCTGATGGTTCTTCTAAGTTAAATTCAAATTCATAACTTTGTACTGGTATTAATCCATTTATTGCAGTTTCATATTTTGTATTATCCAGACATGTTGTATCTATTGTATTTGGAGTTCCTCCAATATCTGGTATTGTTTTTAATCCTTTTATTGCTGTATATGTTCCATTCTCTGTTGTTGAATATTCTAATTTTGAACCATTTAACGCATTATATTTTTTTTCTGCCATTATTTATCCTCCTTTTAAAAAATTAACTTATTATTTATTTCGTTATATTCCACATATCCTGTTATTCGGCTCTTTCTGATATTATTTGATATTGAAACATCTTCTGAACTACATTTAAAGTTTAATTCTTTCAATTTGTTCATAATATTTTCTGTAGCTATATCAACTATTTCTGTTGTGTTTTCTTCTGCTTTTATTCTTCTTGTTATATATCCAATTATTGAAACTCTATATGTATAATTTCTTTCCATATCGCCATTTAAATAATTTTTGTTTATTTGATAACCAAAATAAGTTGTATTGTCCTCTACTATATCATCTGATATTATTTCTCCACTATCTATACTAATTATTTCATTTAATTTTTCTTGTATTAATGTTCTCATTGTTGAGCCTCCTTTACAGCTTGAGCAATATTTCTTTTATACATTTCTATATCTTCTTCTAAAGCTGGTTTCCAATGTGGTTTTGGCTTTTGTGCTTTAGCAACATAAAACTCTACACCATCTATTAAAATTACTTTTCCTATAGGTCTATCTATTTCGTCTGCAGGTACATACCAATATTGATAACCACTCATTTTAAATGTATTAGTATGTCCAATATGTGGTTCTAAAGCATATATACCTGTTCCATTTTCAATCATTCTACCTATGAAGTATCCATCTTTACTTTTTAAATCTGTATATATATTAGTACTTATTACTCCATCTTTATTTTCAGTATCACTTACTTGTATACTATCAACATACTTTCCTGACGAATGTCCTAAATGCTTTATTACATCTTTTTGTATTTGCTCTGCTGATTCTCTTTGAGCTTTTATTAGTTTTTCTTCTAACCTCTTTTGAAAACTACCTAAGTCTTTACTTAATTCATTTATTTTTTTCATACTAATTCAATATCAATTCCTTTACTATTTACAGATTTAATTTTATATTTTGCTTCATTTATAAATATAAAGTATTTGCTAATATTATCAGTTGTGTTATTTACCTTAGATTTTAGTAATTTTTCTAAATTAGATAAAGGAGTTTTTATTCTTAACATATTAACTATACTAGCTCCATAGATACTTGCACTTATTTGGTCATCTAATTCTTGTTTTTGAACTTTATAATTATCAATAAATTCATATTCTTCTATACGACTTCCGTTAGGCTGTTTTACTGTTATAGACTTTTTTAGTGTTACTTCTTCTAAATATCTTAATAACATTATTTAAGCCTCCTTAAACCATTTTTTATGATATTATTTCTCATCTTATCGATAATATCTTCAAATTGACTAGAAACCCCACTCTCATTCAAAGATAATAATCCCTCTGAACCTCTCTGAATGTATTCTGACTTTACTGCTCTTTTTATATATGGAAATAACTTATCTTCATTTTTACTATTTGAAATATCAAAGGCAATAGAACTTACTTCCTTTAATATTTCTTTTAGAACTTCTTCATCGTCTCGATAATTAGCTCCTAAATCCGCTATTATTTTTTCTAATTTTTCCATTCTATTGCCTCCTTATTATTCTGTTTTTGCTCTTGTTTTTGCTACTGTTGTATCTTGAACATAGAATATAGTATCTTCCATTAATGCTTGTGTACCTTTAAATAAGTAATCTTCTAACGCTACTGCATCATCGAATGGTATTTTTTCTGCACTATATTCTGATACATAATATGGTTGTGCAATAGCTCCATCAATCATAACTGCACAATGTACGCCATCTGGCATTCTTATTGATTCATATACTCTTACACTATCATACATACCAATTGCTTGTTCTTTTGGGTCTGTTCCATTTGGTAACTCATCAAGTATTTTTTTCATTCCTTTTCTATATGTACTATCTACTACAATTACAAGCATATCTGATTCTATTCCATCTATAAAATCATTTTTTAATGTTCTTGCTTTTTCTAGTAAATCATCTATTGTATCTTGTATAGATGCCTTTGCTTCCACTTTTGTTCCTTTTAATATTTCTTTAAAGAACTCTCTATCTAAATATCTAATTATAGCTGATTGATGATTTACTTTTCTTCTTTCTGCCATTCCATCAATACCATATAATTTAACATCTTTTCCTTGTAGCTCTTCTACTATTTCTTTATCATCATTGATATATACTTTAACTGGTTTTGCTTTTACTTTATTTCCCTCACCAGCTTTTCTTGCAGTTCCTTT